CGTGCTCATACTGCCCGTTAATGTAGTCACGGATGCCGCTGGTGTTTTTTGCGTAGTCCGTCAAGTCTCCGATTAGCGCCATTACATGCCCCCTCTGCGGCTTTGAGTTTTGGCATCATCTAACTGTCGTTGCATTCCGTCGGACGCGGCCTTACCTGCTTTTTCTGGATCTGATGTGCGGATTTCCATGTTCACGGTCTGCTCCACGCGGCTCGATGCTCCGCCTATGTTTGTTACTGCTCCGCCTGGTTGCATGGCTTGAGACTGTGACTCTGGGCCATCGCCACTGCCGCCTCGACTTGGACTCTTGCTATCTCCACCCAAGCCAAGAAGATTTACAACCCAGTCAGGCAGTAATCCGGTTATCTTTTCTCCTACCCACTCAATCATGTCTCCGATCATGCCGAAAAAATCTAGTATCTTAGATTCTCCGCCGGTGAAAGCTTTGTTGAGATCGTTTATCACCCACAAAATGGCCGCGACGCCAGCAACGATTAGTGTGATCGGTGAGGTTATCAGGGCAAGCGCTCCTGCAAAGAGAGCCGGACCGTAAGCCGCCGCCGCAAACGCCGCGCCCAACAAAGCCGGACCGTAAGCCACCGCCGCAAACGCCGCACCGATAGTGAGTAAAAGCGGTGCTATCGGTTTCAGGAAGTCAAACACTAGTATCGCGCCGCCTCCAATATCCTTAAAAACATCGACCACCCCTTGCAGAATTGGCTGAATATCCCACCCGAAGAACTCCTCGAAGAAATTAGCAATGACAGAATCGCCGCCCCGGAACGCTACGATCAGATCATCAAGAACGAGCGCGATAGCTAAAATCCCGGCGGCAATTAAAAACGGCAGGAGATATTAGGAAACCAAGGGCAGCAGCAAACCCAGATGTTCCGATGGTCGCTATGGTAAACGCCGCGCCAGCAGTCAGGATAAAAGGTGCCAGTCTTTTGAGCGCGTCAACCAAGTCGACGACAAACTCTACAGCTGCCTCCACGCCATCAACAAGCCACTCCTTGTTTTCGGCGAGCAAATCGCTGAAGCCTTCAGCCAAGTCTTCAAGCTCCGGCACAATAGCAACGGCGATTAAGTTTTTAAGTCCGCTCATTGCCGCATCCATCTCGGCAATTGATTCGTTATATTCTTTCAGCCCTTTTATATCTTCTGGGGATAGCGTGATACCTAGGTCACGAGCGCGTTGCTTGAGCTTCTCTGTCTCCGCGCTGGTCTGGCGGAGCATGGAAATCAGGCTTGAATCAATACCAAGCGCCTCTGCAAACCCTTGTTGTTCGGCCATAGACAGCCCAAGGCGTTTAAAGCTGTTGCCGACCTCGTCCAGGATTGTATCAGTGCTTTTTACGTGGCCATTTGCATCTCGTACGCTAATACCGAGCCGGGAAAAATCCTCACTACCCTTCTGTGCTGCTTCGCCTATCTTTGCGCCTAGCCCGCTAAGGGATGACTCGAGCGCTTGGGCGGATGACCCGGACTGCTCTGCTACGAAGGATAGCTCCTGAATTGACGCGACCGCCACGCCTGTCTGTTCGCTGAGATCGAAGAGAGGTTGGAGGGACTGACTTACCCGGACGCCCACTTAGCGACCGCAAAAGCCGCCATTCCGAGTGCAGCGCCCATCGCGCCGAGAAGTTTGACGCTTTTGCCGAGGCTGGTGTTATAGTTTCTGAGGGGGGAGGTTGATCCCTCGAACGAAAATTTTGTGATCAACTCGGTGACCTGTGCCATTATCTCTCCCTATGTGCTTGTTCCATCCGGTATTGTTCAATCGCGGAGGTAATTTCTTGATACTCGACTGCGTCAAGGAAGTCTTGCGTGTCCATCTTCCTTACCTGGATCAGTGTCCCGTAGCCATACCGCACCAAAGCATGTTCAATCATAACCTCATTGGAAAGGTTACTGTATGCAATAAGGCTCGGTTCAGACAGGGGCGCGGGAACCGTTAGCCGCCACTGCCTCCGCCCAAAAAAGGATACGATATAGCACCAAGCATGGTGGTGATGAAAATGACATAATCCTCTGGCTGATCATCCCATATAGTAGGAAGCTTGCTGATCTGCGCACCCTCGAAAAGGACGGTTTCCATGATGACTTTTTCCACCGGCTCGAACTCCGCCGAGTCGAGAAAGGAAAAGTCGCCGTTCTGTATCTCACGCTGCTTTTTGGTGAAGAACGCAAACACCCTCCGCCGCTGCTTATGCGTCATTTTGGTCAACTTATATTCTCGTCCGCTCGGTAGCGTTGCCGACTGATCATCATGCACTGCTTTGAGCATTGAGAGTGCTTGCGTTCTTTCTGATTGTGGTTCGCTCATATTGTTCACCATTTCTTACAGGTTGCGGGATGCGTTGCGGAATCGAATCGCGTATTCCTGTACAGCGTTGCCGTCAGTCCCAGACTTTGTGCTGGTCGGCTGAGTCGTTACGCTGCCAAGCTCCAAGCTCCAAGACTCCACGCCGTCAGTTCCGTCGCGATTGAAGTTTTCCTTCAGGCTCCCGTTGATAACAACTGGGGGCGACTGCCGCAGCAAGTTATTCAAAAATCCGTCCGAAGCGCTGTAACGCTGAACTCTTAGCGCCAGGTCATGGACACCACGATCAGAACGCTCATTGATGTTCACGCCGCCGTTAGTGCTGTTGATATGCGATGTTGCGGGGTTTACCGGTGTCAGTACGATATAGTCACCTTCCGACAAATCAAGAATTGCCGTTCCGTTAAGAACTACGGTGGTGCTGTCTGCTGCTAAAGCTATTCCTGCCATGATTTTATCTCCTCTTTATATGTTGCAAATTACCGATTAATCATCACGATAAGATCGACCGAGTGAACAGCGCCCGCCATTTACAGCGCCCTGCAGAACCGGCGATTCTCTTGCCTCTCGTGAGTTCTGAGCCTGCGCAGACAGTGATCCGGCCAACCAGTAGAAGCCGTTATTGATGATGCTCTGCTCGAAGGTCTCACGGCTGCCGAAGTAATCCGGGCTTGACCAGGTTCCAGGTGCTGCGACTCCTGCACGGCAAATTGACGGCTTGTTTTCTCGGCCTGGTCGATCAGCTGATTAACGCCGCGCCGGGTCTGCGGAATCTTCGTGCTGGTTTGTTTGAGCAGGTTGTACATGTCGATTTGCAAGAAATCAACGAAAGCTATCAGGTTGTATCTTTCGTCAGTGAAATTGTTAGCACCGCTGGTCAAGATAGCTGGTGTCAGTTTGATCGTGGTGTACAAATCAAGTCCAACGGTCTTTGCGTTGTTGACTTCCGTCTGCGTGTAGTCCTCAGCTGCGACCGAAAGTTCCTTGAGGTGCATTGTCAGAGCGGAATTTTCAGCGGCGAAATTAACCGTGTGCGCCCGCGCCATGTAGGATGCCGCCAATTTGCGATTGCCTGCTTTACTGTATAACATCCTGTAGTTGGTCAGGCTTGAAAGTTTAATGTCCCAGACCTCGTTTGTTGGGTCAACAAGCAAGTTTGATGGGTCATCGAAAACGTCATACTGAAGCACGTCGTTTGCTTGGCCCCATTCTGCAAGCGTCTTAGACTCTTCGTCCGTTGGGTTGTCGATGAACATTGCGCCACGGAACTTCACCTGTGAAAACAGCTCTGCGATTGCATCCAGCTTGGGTTCTGCTGTAAGGGTTGCAAGCGCCGCGCCCTGGGTGAGAAATCCGCCGGAGCCGGTTGTCAGAGCCAAAGTCTGGCCGATGAAAGTGCCGGTTCCGGGATCTGTTGCGAAAGTAATCGGGTTTGTCGCTCCTGTGGTCGAGCTGGTAATGACAATGCGCTGATCGACTACCGCTGCCGTTCCGCCGGTCAGCTTTGCGTCGATATCGGCCGCGATTTCATCCAGCGTAGTAGTCGCCTGGAAGTTCAGGGCCGTCAGGCTCTTGGTTGCGCTGTCAATAGTAATATCAAGCGTTCCGTCTGCTACCTGCTGAAGTGCACTCACCACGGATGCCTCAGATAGCTGTGCGCCGTTTAGGCTTGCCGATGTTGCCAGCAGGGTG